GGAGATAAATGTATAATGTTTGGTAAAAAAAGACCTGAACAGTCACAATTTATGAGATTTCATAATCCTATGAAAAATAAGAAAATTGCTCGTGAATTAGGTGATAAATTAAAAATAAAATACACAACTGATGATTATAAGAAAAAATTTCAGTCTCTATGGACTAATGAAAAAAAGATTATTCAATCCAAAAAGCTATCAGGAGCCTCTAATGGTAGATCACAAAAAGTATTATGTATAGAATCTGGTACCGTTTTCTTAACTATACAAGATGCAGCTAAATTTTTTAATAGATCATCAGCTACAATTTCTAGATGGAATAAAAATAAAATAAAGGTAAAATTCATTTATGATAAATAAAAAGTATATATGTGTTTCAACAAAAGAAGATATCAAAAATCTAGTTGACCATATAAAAAGTTATGACTTAATATCAATAGACACAGAAACTAACAGTCTAAATCCTAGAAAAGGAAAAATAATAGGCCTGTCTATATCAGCAATAGAGGGCTATGGATATTATATACCTACGCTATTATATGATAAAGAATCAAATTCTCTTATAGAAAATACTGTAGAAGGTGTATCATGTCATGATATAGCTAAAAAAATACTTAATTTACTTCATGGTAAAAAATTAATCGCTCATAATTTTTCTTTTGATGGCAGATTTATTAGGTGTTTTTACGGCATTGACTTATTGCCTTCTTTACACGCTGATACAATGTTATTAGTACACACAGTAAATGAAGAAGGCGCTGGATTTGGATCCAATTCCCCATTTGGTTTAAAAAGCATAGCCAAATCAATTCAAACAGAACTTGGATTAGACATAGAGAAAGCGGCCAATGAAGAACAGATTATATTGAAAGAATCCATCAAAAAAAATGGCGGATCAATTACAAGAGATAATTATGAAATTTGGAAAGCAGATATAGAAATTTTGTCCGAATACGCTGCAGCAGATACCGATTTAACACTTAGAATATACAATCACTTTATAAAAGATCTTTATGATCAAGAACTTGATAAATTCTTTTTTGAAGACGAAGTAATGCCTTTGTACAAAGAAGTTACAATTCCTATGGAAGAAAAGGGTGTAAGATTGGATATGGATTTAATTCTCAAAACCCAAGAAGAAGTTACCCAAGCTCTTGAGGATCACAAGAAGAAGGTCGTTGATGAATTGCTTAGTAATGCTGAGGTTAAGTATTGGATCATGCTAAAAGCTGCCGATGCGTTCCCTGCGAATAACCGAGGCACATTTGCAGTAGAATTAATTAATAGAAGTGGAATAGATTTTCCAAAGTCAGAAAAAACGGGTAAATATAACATCACCAATTCTAACATTCTTAAAATAGAAGCGGGACCTTTAAAAGAATTCTTATTACACGGAGATAAACAAATCTTAGATCCTGATGATGTTACTAAAATTCAATTAAAACTTTGGAAAGAATCCAACGATGGGGATTGGTTTAACATACAATCTAAAGATCAGATGGGTGAAATTGCTTTTGGAGCTTTGGGCATAAAACACAAATCAACCACAAAAACAGGAAAGCCACAATTTGACGACGATGTAATCCAAATTATCGGAGACACTGAAGAATGGGCAAAGAATTTAAGAATATACAATAAGTTATTAAAAATTAAGTCTACATACGTAGAAAGATTTTTGGGTAATCAAGAAAACGGTCGATACTATTTTAGTTATAAGCAACACGGTACTGTATCAGGAAGATACGGATCTGACGCACAACAATTACCTCGACCAAAAGAAGAAGGCGATGACGATCCAATAGTTATCGAATATAATAATAGAGTAAGAGCATTTTTTATTCCTGACGAACATAACATATTCATCGACGATGACTATTCTTCTCTAGAACCAAGCGTATTCGCTCACGTATCTGGTGATAATGGATTAATGGACATTTTTAAAAATGGTTGGGACTTTTATTGTACGATTGCTATTAAAACAGAAAAACTGTTCGACTATTCTCCAGACAAAAAAGCAGATAATTTTTTAAGAAAACATAAACCAAAAATTAGAAATAAAGCCAAAGCATATGCTTTAGGAATTCCTTATGGTATGTCTCCTTATGCTTTAGGTAAAAATTTAGATATTCCTACTAAAGATGCTAAAAAATTAGTCGATGGTTATTTAAATGGATTTCCAAAATTAAAAGAGTGGATGGAAAATTCAATTAAATATATAAAAGATTTTGGTTATATAAAAACTCAAGTGGGTAGAATAAGACACTTGCCTAAAGTAAAAAAAATATATGATGAATTAGGAGATTCTTTGTTAGATTGGAATATAAAAAAACAATTATCATATGAATTTGGAGAAGATCAAATAACTAAATTATATAGAGATTATAAAAATGGATTAAATAATAGTTGTAATGTACAAATACAAGGCTTAGCCGCTTCCATCGTAAACAGAGCTGCTATATCAATCAATAGAAGATTTAAGGAAGTAGGAATAAATGGATGGGTTTGCGCTCAAATTCATGACCAGTTGATATGTGAAGTAGAACACGATAGAGCAAAAGAAGCCGCGGAAATGGTACAAGATTGTATGGAGAATACAACTAAATTAAATGTTCCTTTATTCGCAGTACCATCATTAGCTAAAAATTGGCTTGAAGGTCACTAAAAAATTTAATTTTTTTATGAATTATAATTTACATATATTTATTAGAAATAAAAGGTACTTAGTAGGCCTTTAGTTATAAACAATAAACATTAAACCGTTCACCGTAAGGGAACACAAATTTTAAAACTATGATAATACAAAAATCATTTGAATTGGACAATTTTGACCTATTATGGCGAGATCTTTTCGACACACAATCACATTTTTCCGCAATCACGCAGAAAGTAACACACCCAGTAGACATTTACGAAACCGAAGACGGAATTCAATTTGAAGTTGCCGCTGTAGGACTTAATCAAGAAGACATAGAAATTTTAACCGAAGGAGATTTACTTCGTATTCGCTATGATGGTAAACAGAATAGTGATAAATCCCCCATTTATAAGGGAATTAAAAGATCAGGATTCGATCTTAGTTGGAAAATTTCTAGTAAATTTGAATTGTCTAAACTAACCGCTTCACTAGATAAAGGATTGCTAATTCTAAACATTCCTATCGCAGAAGGTAAAGCAACAAAGAGAATAGAAATCACAACTCCAAAACAATTATTAAAAGGGTAAAATACAAGCCTACTAAGTACCTAAGTTATGTTTTCAATTTGCAAAAATTTCATTAAAGTAAATGATGATCTTTTTCTTGTTAAAAGAACATTTAAAGAAGAAGATGTTAAAAATCTAGATTTAGCTAAAGAACTATTGGGAACTCCCCATGTTTTTAGAAATAATGGGTTATTTTACTTTACTGAAAAAATAGAAGAATTAGAATTAATCACAGAATAAATAATATGAGTAAATTAAATCCAAAAAATGGTTTCGCTATATTGAAACCGATAGAAGAACAAGAACAGACTTACGGAAATATCGTAATTCCTGATCTTGGAAAAGAACGTCCTGAAATGGGGGAAGTTATAGCAGTAAGCCAAACTTATAATTGGCACCGTGGAGAATACGTAGATTCTCAATTTGAAATTGGACAAAAAGTTCTAATTCCAAAAATGGGAACTATGAAAATCACAGTAGAAGGAGAAGATTATTTTATCACAAAAGACACAGAAATTCTATCTGTAATAGAAGACTAAAATTATGAGTAAAACACAATTCATTAAAGGACAAGAATTAAAAGAAAAATTATTCGCAGGAATTGAAAAATTAAATACTGCAGTTAGCTCTACATTAGGACCAGGAGGTAGAACTGTTTTAATTAAAGATTCAAACGGAGAAATTAAAGCTACAAAAGATGGAGTTTCCGTTGCAAAATCATTTGGAGAGTTGGAAGATCCAATTGAAACTATTGGTGCGACTTTAGTAAAACAAGTATCTATCAAATCCGCAGACGAAGCAGGAGACGGTACAACAACATCCACTTTATTAGCAACTAAAATTGTTGAAGAGGGATTAAAAAATATTCGTCAAGGTACTAACGCAGTTGAGATTAAATCAGGCATCGATGAGGCTGTAGAATTCATTATCAATGAAATTAAAAATAAAGCAGAAGACGTTTCATCTCAATCTCAAATCAAACAAGTAGCGACAATTTCTGGAAATAACGATGAAGAAATTGGTAATTTAATTTCTACTGCAATTGAAAAAGTTGGTCGTGAAGGAGTTGTTACTATCGAAGAATCTAAAACTGGAGAAACTAGTTTGGAAGTCGTTGAAGGTATGCAATTTGATAGAGGATTTAAATCACCTTATTTTGTTACAAACAATACCGATATGACTGCTGGCTTAGAAAGTCCATATATTTTATTGTATGATGGAAGAATCTCTTCGGCGCAAGAATTATTGCAAGTATTAACTATTGCTAATGCTGAAAATAAATCTCTATTGATCATCTCAGAAGACATTGGAGACGAAGCTTTAGCAACTCTTATCGTTAATAAAATGAGAGGAATCGTTAAAGTAGCCGCAGTTAAAGCACCTGATTTTGGACCAAGAAAAACATTGATTTTAGAAGACATCGCGATTTTAACAGGCGGTACAGTTATTTCTAAAGATAAAGGACACAAATTAGATAAATTAACAGCTGCTCAAATTTCAAATTTTTTAGGTAATGCGAGAATGGCTACAATTTCTAAAGAAGAAACAACAATCGTAGATGGTAAAGGTAGTGCAGATGCAATTGAACAGAGAGCTGAAGAAATTAAAGAGCAAATTGAAAAAGCAACCTCTTTCTATGAAAAAGAAAAATTACAAGAAAGACTTGGTAAATTAATTGGCGGGGTTGCAATCATTAATGTTGGAGGAAATTCAGACATTGAAATTAAAGAAAAGAAAGACAGAGTAGAAGATGCTCTATACGCAACTAAAGCAGCATTGGCCGACGGTATTGTTGTTGGTGGTGGTGTGGCTCTTTATAAAGCAGCTCAAAAATTAAAATCAACTGGATTATCTCTATCTTCTGAAATTGCTTACGGAATTGTAAAGAAAGCATGCGAAGCTCCATTTAAAACTATTTTAGCCAACACTGGAAAAGAAAATTGGTACGAGATCGCGCAAGAAGTAATGACATCACCAAACCCAGATGCTACATATGATGCTAAAATTGGTAAAGTTGTAGATGCTATTGAACAAGGATTGATCGATCCTGCAAAAGTAGTTATAACCGCACTAAAAAATGCTGCATCTGTTGCTGGAACTATTCTTACAACAGAATCGGTGATCTTTGAAAAGAAAGCAAAAGACGAAACCACAGCAGATCCTATGGCAGGAATGTACTAAAAATAAAGAGTCCTCTTCCGAGGGCTTTTTTATGATATTTATTGTAGATAGATAGTTGCTACTACCAACAGTCTATAATAAACTTATTGGTCCATTAAATTTAGGAAGGTAGTAGCTCCTCTGTTTTTTGGACCATTTTTATTTTATGAATTACCAAAGAATCTATGATCAAATTATTAAAAGAGCAAAAACTAGAAAGTTAGAAGGTTATATAGAAAAACATCACATAGTTCCAAAGTGTATGGGAGGGTCTAATAAAATAGAAAATCTAATAGAATTAACAGCTAGAGAGCACTTTTTATGTCATTGGTTACTCCATGAAATTTATCCCGATAATCATAAATTAGCCTACGCATTTAGTAAAATGTGTCATATTAAGTCGACTAGCGCAAAGAATTATGTTCCTAGTTCTAGAGTAATCGAATATGCAAGAAAAGAAATGGCTAAATTAAACACAGGAGAAAATAACCCATTTTACAATAAAAAACATAGTAAAGAAGTAATCGATAGAATTAAAGCCAAATTAGCTAATTTTAAACATTCAGAAGAATCAAAATCAAAAATGGGTAGAAGTAGATATGGAAAAGATAACTCTCAATTTGGAAAACCTAGCACCAAGAGAAAAAAAGTTATAGATACAGAAAATAATATTATATTTGATTCATTAAAGCATGCAGGAGAGTATCATGGAATATCATCAGCCGCTATTATATACAGAATAAAAACAGGAAAATTACAATACTACGAAAATAAAAAGTTATAATATGAATAATTACGCTTTAGTAAGTATGCTAGGTAATATAGGAGGTAAAAGTCTTAATACACAAGGAAGTGGATATGGATTGATTGTTACGAAAATGATAAAAGATTATTTTCCAAGCGACAATATTGATATAAATCCAGATTGTTCTACATGGGAAAAATATGATGCCTTATTTATTTGTGAAGGTGTTAATTTTGTTCCTGGGTCTTATAATATTATTGGCGGACCTCAACCAATACACTACGAAAAGATGAAAGCGATAGGAAAGTACGAAGGTCCTGTGAAGTTCATCAACAATCAGTTCGACTTCGAGGGATTCAATAAGAGACTCAAGATCGAAGACTTAAACTTTCCTGTAGGCAATTTCGTAGATCTATTCAACTCTTACGGAAATAAAACAAGAAAGTGTGTAATTGGGGATTCACACGCATTATCTGTGTGGAGACCACAACACACATTAGACTTTACAGCAGGAAGAACTTTGCACGGGTTCTTAAGAAGAGAAACGGTAGAAGCGATTAATAATAAATTTGACGAAACCACTACTTATTTTATGAATATTGATATTAGATTCCATCTAATGAGACAAGAGAATCCAAAAGATGCAACCAAAGACTTAATTGGTAGATATATTGATTTTTCCAGCAGACTAAAAAATAATACTATAGTTGAACCGCTTCCAATAGAACACAAATCTAGAAAAATTCCTGGAACTGGCTTGTATAAAAAACAACCGTTCTTCGGAACTAGAGAAGAGAGAATGGAGATACGACAAATAGCTATAGAAATGATAAGAAATTCAGATCAGAAATATATATCATGGCCAGAAGATTGGATTGATTTAGACGGAACTAAAATGCTAGATATTCTAGAGTCTAAAAGTTCAGTGCATTTAAAACCGAAGAATTATCCATTTTTAAAAGAAATACTATGACATTTGAAATTACAACAGATGTAACAAATAAAGACATTCCAGAAGGAATGAGTGTAGAACAGGCTAAACAATATTATTTAGATATGTACGGAACAGGATTTGTTTCGAGAATGCCTAAAGTAATAGTAGAACCGTTTGAAGACAAATTTATTGTTCGATGTGATTTATCTTTAGCAGGATTTAAAGCGTTTGCTGCAGAAAAAGTAATCGCAGAATGTCCTAAAGATACGTTTGTTTACGTAGCACCAAGAGTTGGTCACGCACCCGAAGCAATTGCGAATTTAGCTCAATTATACGGTAAAAAATGTGTATTCTTTGCTCCTGCTTCAAAAGAAGTTTCAAAGCATCAAGCAGTTGTAATGGCTTACGGAGCTGATCTAAGATTTGTTAAAACTCCTGCGATGCCGACAATTAATATTTACGCTAAAAGATGGGCAGAAAAAAATAATGCTCAATATTTAAATTTTGGTTTATCAGGAATTCCAGCAGTAACAGCGGGAATTGTAAATTTTGCTAACAGTATTCCAGAACCTCCAGAATTTTGGTGCGCTGTATCAACCGGAACTATGATCAGAGGTTTACAAATTGGTTGGCCAAATTCTCAACCTTACGGTGTTGCAGTTGCAAGAAATATAAAGAAGGGTGAAGTTGGTAGAGCAATTTTAGAAAGCGCAACAATACCATTTTTAAAACCGCTTAAAGCAGAATTACTTCCACCATTTCAAACAACAGCTACCTATGATGCCAAAGCATTCGATGTATTCAGAAGAAAAGCAAAAGCGGGTGCTTATTTTATTAATGTTGGTGCTGATGCTCAAATAGAAAAAAGAGTTAAAGAAGTAGACATGAAATCAGTAGATTCACAAAGAGCTTGGGGTGATATGAGAGATCTAGAAAGACCATAAAATAATATAAATGAATAAAATAACAAAAACTATTGAAGTTCGACATGATGATCAACCTCATGATGCTGCATACAGTGCTGTAGGTACAATACAAGAACTTTTAGAAGAAGCTGGGTTTGAATTGGGAGTAAACATCGACTACAATGAGGAAAAATCCCGAGATAGCGTAGCAGTGTTTGATATCACATTAATAAATGAAAAATAACATAAATTCACTAGTATATGGATGGGAAAAGAAAAAAATGTTTAAACGTATAAAATAAATTATACAGTTTAATAGTATATTATTATATTATAGATATGGAAAAAAATAAAAGCATTTTACAACAAGCTCATGATATAGTCTTCGAACGTAACGAAGAGAAGTCCCGTCAATATGGAGAATTCATAGAAGGCATGGAACAAACGGCCAGAATCGCATCAGAGATGTCCAGGAAAGAAATAACTACACAAGATGCATATAATGTATTGATTGCATTAAAGCTGTCCAGAGCGTCTTGGAATTACAAACAAGATAACTATTTAGACGCTTTGGCATACATGGCATCATTAGACCAATATTTAAACACAAAAAATAAATAATATGAATGAACTAGTTTCAAATGATGATCAACTATTTATTAAGTTAGATCAAACAGATGTATTACACATCGATGCCGGAAATTCTCCAGGTATGACTACGTATAAAGGAAAATTAAATTGGGAAGCAGAATATAATTATTTTTTAAAACCTGGTACAGGATCTTTGGTTTTAAAAGTACCATTAACAGTATCTGATGAAGATATGATGAATAACTATACAAATTATATAATACACTAATATGGAAATAAAACCAAAAGAAAGGACTTTGCATTTCGCAAAACAAGTAGATCAAGATAGTATTAATCTTTTAACTAAATCTATTTTAGAAATTAATGAAGATGATGAATACTTAATAAAACTTGCTAGTATTAATGATTTAGTATATACTCCAAAACCTATTAAGATTTATATTGATTCTTATGGTGGGGCAGTATATCAAATGTTTGGTTTATTAGGTGTGATAGAAAAATCAAAAGTACCAATACACACAATTGTAACAGGTTGCGCAATGAGCTGTGGATTCATGATCTCTATAACTGGACATAGACGTTTTGCTTATGATAAAGCTACTTTCTTATATCATCAAGTAAGTACAGGTTTTTGGGGAAAAGCTAAAGACATGGAAGAAGATTTGGCCGAAATGCTTCGCTTACAAAAAATGATTGAAGATCAAACATTGGCAAAAACAAAACTAACAAAAAAACAATTAAAAGAGTGTTACGACGGTAAGAAAGATTGGTCTTTCAATGCAGAAGAAGCATTATCATATCAAATAATTGATGAAATAATATAATATGGAAATTTTAATTATTATTGGATATTTCTTTTTTACAACTTTTGCAATTTTTGGATTAATTAATTTTTTACATAATAGAAAAATAGACATGAATTTAACAAACGAATTTTACTCAATCAGAGAATGGGCAGAAGACAAAGGCATTTACGCAAAAGGAGATGCAAAAACTCAATACATTAAATTATTAGAAGAAGCTGGTGAATTGGCGAAAGCAATTCTAAAAGAAGACGAAGAAGAATTTGTAGACGCTATTGGTGATTGTGTGGTAGTACTTACCAATCTTGCTAAATTAAAAGGGTATAATATTGAAGATTGCATTAACTCTGCTTACGAAGTTATTGCTAAGAGAAAAGGAACTATGCAAAACGGAAGTTTTGTTAAAGAATCTTAATATGACAAAACAAAAAAGATTAGACATTGTTTTTTTAAACATAGCGAAAGAAGTATCTACTCTATCTCACTGTGTTAGGGTTAAAGTTGGTTGCGTTATTGTTAAAGACGGTAACGTAATTAGCTTTGGTTATAATGGCACTCCTACTGGAATGGATAATTGTTGTGAAGATAGATTGCGTATGAATGGAGATGAAGGAGGTTGGCTCGATCCAGAAACCATTGAAGCTCAATACCCTTTTGAAGATGATCATGGAAGGTACAGATTATTTTCTAAACCCGAAGTATTACACGCGGAATCAAACGCGATTCTTAAAGCAGCAAAAATGGGCTTTTCTACTAATGAAGCTACAATGTATTTAACGCTCTCTCCATGTATTGATTGCGCAAAACTTATTCTGCAATCGGGAATAAAAAAAGTTATATATTCTGAATTATTCTATCGAGATAATGGCAGTGTAGAATTTTTAAAACAATTTATTGAAGTAGAGCACTATGAATTTTAGTAACGCAACAGAAGCATTTGAATGGTTATTTCATCACATAGACATAGCTGGAGAAAGTTTCGCAGGAACGAAAGCAGTATTTAATAAATCTTTTACTTTATTAAATCCCGAAGATAAAATCATTACCACACCAGAAAGAAAGTTCAATTTAGAATACGCAGAGTTTGAGTGGGAATGGTATTTAAAAGGAGATCGTGATGCAAAAAAAATTGCAGAAAGAGCAAAGATATGGAAACAGATGATGATCCCCGGTACCACAGAAGTCAATTCTAATTACGGATATTTTTGGAAATATAACGATCAATTAAAAAGGGTTATAGAAGATCTTAAATCCAATCCAGAAACAAGAAGAGCTATCGTGGTACATTATATACCTCACGAAATAG